AGCGGCCCCAAGTTTTTTGAACATCATAGGATTTTTTTTGATGTTCTTAAGCATACGTTTTCCTAAGGACATAATTTTAGAATTGTACCGGTGAACGTTCAAGTTTATCGAATACATCTTGACGATAGGCAGGGTCAGCATCATAACGAGGATCACTCATTGCTGCCATGACCTCAGCTTGACTACGGAATACATCAGGTGGATTACTAGAAGCAGTACCAGTCAGCAGCTCACCATCAGTACCAACAGCATTCTCATAAGAGTTGCCAAGAGCACGAATAGCAAAGAACATAGCAATAGGATCATTTGATTCCATCACGTGATCATACATGCTGATCTCTTGTTCACTAAGATTACCCTGAGCCCATTCAATAATCTGTGCATACTCTTCAGCACCACCAACTACATTTTGAAGGGCTTCAATATCTTGATCAGTAATCTCATACTCAGCTTCTTCTGTCTCCTCTTCTTCTACCTCTTCAGATTCTTCTACCTCTTCAGATTCTGCTTCAGGTTCTTCTTCAACTTCTTCTTGGTCGTTACCCATTTTAGATTGAAGTTCAAGATATGCTTTCTCAAGCTCCTGAGCATTCTCATACTTACCGGCAAGAAGTTGTTCTTGTTGTTGTGCAAGCTGCTCACCAACCTCAATAGAGTTCAACTCATCTTCAGTGAACTCAGGCTGGTCAGCAGGGGTGGGATCATACGTCAAGGTTGCCATAGTAATCGATAGGGTTTGAGTGGACAACAGCCAGTCCTCCAAGACCAACACGTTCTACTTTAGTACCAGGAGAACGGACTGATTTTTGTTTACCAATACGGTCTTTCTTTAAGTACCGCTCAGGGTCAGGAGGATTGACCATATGTTCGGGTGGTTTATAAGGACCATCCTGTTGTGAATTGCGCTTGTACTCATCTTCAGGGGACCAATCATTAGGGTTTTGATCTTCTACTTCAATGGGTACTGTAACTTCAGGTTGTGCCTTAGGCTTCCGGCGGCGAGCCTGCCGGGGTTTGGGTGTTTCGCTCATTTTCTAGTTGTTCGCGTTTTTGTCCAACTTCAGCAAACTTACCAGCTTGTTGCATCATAGCCATTTGCTGTTGTTGTTCAGCAGCAGCTTGTTGTTCTTGCTGTAGTTGTTGTGCAGTCTTGACCAAGTTAAGAACATCAATACCTTGAGCAGCAGCAAGACGCTTGATGACTTCCTCAGGGTTAATGTAGTTTACGATAGCTTCAGGACCCATAGTCTGAGCAATGGTTGTCATGAATGCTGCAAGACTTTCACGGTCTTGACCACGACCCAGTGCATTCACACCAGCAACAATCGTAGGCTTGACCATATCTTTTGGCAGCTTAGGAATCTCACCAGAACGCTGGAAGACGCTAAGCTTACGGTTGAGATAGGGAACCAGGAAGTCAACAGTCAGCATAGAGAACAAACCTCCAAGCTGTTGCTCTAGTTCCATCTGTGTCATACGAACTTCTTCTGCTGTAGTACGTTCACTGTCCCGTACATTTAGGATCAAGAATGCCTCAGCAAGACGACGTTCAAGTTGTTGAATCATCTGTGATGCAGTTGCAAAGTCAGCACCTTTGCCAACTTGTACCACACCAATATCATCAGGTCGTCCCTGAACAATCGCTCCGTTGCCTGCCTTAGCCAGTACAGCAGGTTTAGTAGTGCTGCTGGGGCTAACAGTAAAGACAACTTTAGCGGCTGCTGCAGAGCCTTCCACGAGTGCCTGAGACAATGCCTCAAGGCTCTTCAAGTCACCAATAAATTCTTCTACCCTACCACGACCATAGGCTTCATTATCTACAGTATTGAACCGCAGAGGAATCCATGGGTTGGTATCGATAGGAGAACTACCACGAGTCTTAGGAATAATCTTACCGTACACCTCTTGGTGCCAAACAAATTTATTGGCTTCTCTCTTGACATGTGTGTAGATGTCAACCTCATCAGCACGAGTGCGATTTTCTGCTTGATCCATAGCTGGATTAGGCTCACGCATTTTCTCAGGTAGCATATTCTCTACCAATTTTTTGCTGATTTTTTCTTTGGTTACAATCTCTATCACATTACCCATACCATCACGCTCTACCACATAACGATTAAGTGGATAAAGCTTGAGCTTATCTTTTGCCATGTAGATAAGAGCGTTGCCGGTGACAACCAAATGCTTCAACGCTTGGTGCACCACAACCCTATCATCTGAATGGGAGATAGACTCCATCAATGTGCGCTCAATTTTAGCAAATGTTAGATCAAGATCTGACTTAACTTCAGGGCGCATATTATACTTCAGTAGAGATGTTTCATCCATCTGAAGTTTGAAGAATGATGTATTGACAGGCAACAATGCTAGCATCAGTTTAGAGGCTAGAGTTGTAACACCCTTTGCTCCAACACTTTGCCAAGGAGTCTTAAGGTTTTTATGTGTACTATCATCCTCATCTTGTTTAACAAGGTAAGGCAAAGTAAGGCGAGCAGCTGTCACACCTTGATCTAGAAAATCATCTCGTGTAGATCTCAAAGCATCATATCTTTGTTTAGCTTTCATCTACCTCAACCTCATACTCTTGATGACATTAGAACCAGTTTTCTGACGTTTTTTACTATTAGTATCCGGTCCAGTGTAAGCAGATTTAAGACCAACCTTAAGTGATTTCAAACGTTTCGATGATCTAGACTTTCTAGACTCGGGATCATATTTAATGTCAAGAGATTTACCAATCTTGGCAAACCTTCCACCATAAACAGAACTTTTGTCTTGCCTAATTTTTTTTATAGACTTTTTAAACTCACTGAATTTAGGTGCCTTAGGAACAGCTTTTTCGATTTTAGAAATCTTAGCTTCACGTCTAGCTCTTCCTTCAGAAAATCTATCTGCTATACTTTGACCGCCAGCAATGCGTTTAGGACCTTTGTAGTCTTCACGAAGTCCTGCACGGTATTTATCAACTGCTTCTTTAATCCGCTTAGGTTGCTTCTTATATTTTTTGTATTTCCCATCAGGAAATTTGATGCCCAGGAAAGGATCTTTAGTCATTGTTTTCTATACGATTAATTAACCACTCAACAACGGACCTTTGACCAGATCGATACATAATCTTTTCAATGGAATCATCGGGTGCAGGATTAATGGGCGGGAAATTCTGTTCTAATTCATTGATAAGGGCACGGTGTTCCATGCCCAAGGTCTCAAGCGTACTGAGGTAGGTTGACATTACTATGTTCAAAGAATGCTGGCATCCTAGCAGACTTTGTAGCAGAAAGCTCAGGAGCTTTACCTTCGTACATTAGCCTATCACTGGAATCCAGCCAAAATTTTTTGTCCAAATATTTATCAGATGCACCAACTTTAAGAGGCTGCATCACCCAGTTGATAGTTGCTTTGCGGAGCTTATCAAGACTAGGAGAGATATCAAGCCCCAGCTCCCGACAAACCAAACTATTGGTTGCAACGTGAATTTGTTCATCTCGACTTATATCTGCAGAGGTTGTTCGCATTGCAGCGTCACCATTAAAGCGAAAGAAAGGCAGTAGTACGAAGAAAATTGCACGCTCGGCAACCATCGCTTTGAGGATCGTGTGATCTGGATGCGAAGTCCACGCTTCTCGTAACGCCATCGCGTCCTTCTCAGCCTTATCATCAACGCCGTAAGCATTGGCGATGTAACCAAGTGCCAAGTCGTGGTTCTCCTCATCCCGTACATTTGAGATGAGTATTTCTCTGGAGACCTCCGGTACGTCAGTGGATAAAGCATTAGTGATAAAGTCTCCAACGGGAAGTTCCATATGACGCAAGGCGAGTGCGCGGTGGATTGTTTCTTCCGCTCCTTCCTTGCAAATACCAGCAACAGGTTTCACTGGTGTCCATTTGCGCTTCCGCGCCATTAGTTTTTGATAGGGATTCATTCTGCACAATCACATTGAGGTTCAGGTGTCTCCTCAAGTAGGCTGGCAAGATAGTCATCAACTTCAGTGTCTTCCAAAGCAGCATAGGCATCAGACTTATCTTGAACGTCGCCCATTACTTGGAGACTATAATAAAGAGAAGTTTGCGGAGACCTAAGCCACTCTTCAATAAACTCCTCACCCATGATAGTCAAATCAGACCACCAGTTGTAGGAGTATCCATGAAGAAGTCCGCTACGTTGGTATAGTTCAATCATACCATCAGCAACGGCTTTGTAGTTATCCCATCCAACTTCGGATGCAATCTCTACTTCGCCATAATTATAAGTTTGGACACCAAAGGTGCCGGAGTCACGATCAACAGTTCGTGCAATAGGTGGTGCAATTTCTGGGGCACAGGTGAACCCATCAAGATCCTTTGAGCGGTAGCTGCAAGACGCTGTAGGAGCGATTGCGAATGCTCGGACCATATTGTTCTCACGTGCAATCTCAGAGGCTTCCTTGATGCCCTGAGCGATACGTGCTACGAGTTCAAAGGCGACTGTAGCTTTAGATTGTCCACTATTATATTGTTTAAGTGCTCGTCCGAATTGTTCGTAAGAGACATTGTACCTCCGCAAGAGGTTTGCGAGACCCAGCACTCCAAGTCCAACTTGTCGATCAATGGTTGGATCGAGGTATTCTCCAGTCTCTCCAACATCTGTTCGCCCATGGAGATCGCAAAGTTGCGACATCCCGAGACGGTAAGCACTTGGGATATCTTCGTAGGTACAGGCCCCAAGATTAACATGCTGTAGGAGACATGTTCCTCGGCTAGGCAGGTACACTTCGAGGCAGACGTTACCACGAATTCGTTCGGTTCCTTCATACTTTACTTTGTTCAGCCAGATATCACCGGCTTTAATTCCTTTGATTAGTTTCTGGCGGGTGATGACATCCATGTTCTCCCACCATTCATCGGTGAGATTGACACAACGTTTTACCCATGGAAGAATATCTCGTGGAGTTGTAATGAACTCATCAATGTCTGCATGATTTGCATCAAGATGAAGGACTACAGCTCCATTCTTGTACTTACCGCCACGTCGCAGGGTTTCGTTGAGTGAGCTATAAATTCGCCCAAACGATACTGGACCTGAAGCAACAAGTCCATGACCATTATCGCTTCCTCGCGGTCGTAGTTCACTAAGGTGGACCGCGCATCCAGCGCCATTGCGGAGTGCATGAGAGACGAAACGCCAGCTTGCTTCGATTCCATTGGGACCTTCCATTGTGTCTTCAACAACAAATACCGTGCACGACACGGGAAGACGTCCATCCGGGTCATCAAGCCAGGATTGCACACGTCCAGTTCTAGAGATTAGTTCAGGCATTGATCAGATCAGTCAGTGTTGGTGGTTGGTAGTTTGGTCCTTTCAGAACCTTGCCGTCAGCACGGCGTATGGGCTTACCATCTAGACCGAGCTTAGACATGTTTGATTTATGGACTCGATCAAGAGCTTCTTCTAGATCCCATTCCATATTTTCTGCGAACTGAAAGCAGACATACACAAGGTCTGCTAATTCCTTTAGCTCATTTTCGTATGATTCTGTTTCTACTGCATCGATAAATTCGTGAAACTCTTCAACTATTAATTCCAGTTGCATAGTCCGATTCCCAATCCCATTCGTCATCCCATACGCTGTACGGAACTGAATCGCCTGATCCGAAAGTGATTGGTTTTTGCAGTGAGCGGAGATGTTGGAGTTCATTTTCAAGATAGTGGATAGCCTTTTCAAGGTCCTGTGTCTCTGTTGAAACACTTTTGTAACCGGCTCTGCAAATATATTTAATAGCATTACCGAGATGATAATTCAATCCTTGGTCCCTAATGAAATCCCAGACTTCAATGGAACCACGGGTGTAGTGGGCGGGTGATTTAGCTGCCATCGTAATAAATACCTTTTATTAGGAATAGTAGTTATTAAAGGTTTAGGTGGTTTCTTTAAATAAGAAATTATAACAAATTATGGGACAGCTATAATTATTCATTCTCTGTTTCCGAATGGCGAATGCTGTGCTTAAATCCGTCATAGGTTATGTCCAACCATGGAGCAGAGTCAGCGGTGGTGGGCAGAGTCGCTGTAGGGCGCATTTCTTCTACCAAAGCATTGATCTGGTCGGGATAGAGATGTTTGTAAGCCCACGCCATGATCCTTTCTAACTGCCAATCAGCGGCAGCACGCATGTTTTCAGGGTCACAAGGATGAATGGAGTCCTGAATCATGTCGCAGATCTCG